CTGTGTTATACCTGGAATTAAAATTAAAGAACCGTATATTTCATTTGCAACAGTATTCTGAAAATACAATGCTGTTCCCCAAGTTGCCCCAGTCCAATTTACATTTTTTCCCAGCCGGGCCATATCAGCATAAACATACCTACTACCACTTCCAAACGCACAATCCATATATACATCATCCTGAGGTAACGGAACGCGAAAAGTCCAGTTTGTATTTGTTGACCAGTAACCACCACCAGTATTAGTCCAATGTTGGTCTACTGCTGTCGTAAAAATAATATTATTATTGCCCCCGCAATCACCAGAACCACCAGTGATAGCTGACAAATCTTGTAAAGTATCAAATCTAATATCCCTAAAGTCAGCGTTATTGGCTGTAACAGAACCGACAGTCAATACTCTTTGTATTCCAATAACAAATGAACTAACCAAACATCTATTTGTTATTGTAGCACCATTATCTATAACAAAGGCATTTGTTATTGTAGTTGGTCTTGCAAATTTTAAAGAGCTGGCTCGGTCTGGGGTAGTTGGTCTAAAAACAATAGAATAATATGTCCCGATAGTAGTAGATAAAGTCATTGCAGAACCTACTACAACGACCGCGTGACTATTCCAATCAATAGTACCAGCAGTACAGGTAGGTGCCTGTGTAACTACCAAATCATCAGCTAATTGAAACGTTCCACCACTGCCATTAAACTGAATGAATGAACTATTTATAGTTCCATTATGAGTAATTGTTTTGGTGCCTGAGGTGGCTTTAAAAACTAAGTTATATGATTGAGTAATAGAAACCTCTGTGTTTCCAGCCGTATACCAGTTACCATAAACATTTAAACCACTAGAGCCAGCCCAAGTAACTTTATTAGTACTACCAGGGCCATTCATTGTAAAATTAGCACAGTTTTTTAATGAACCAGTGTCCATTGATACTGAATAAGCGGCGTTTGAGGCTGAAGACAAATTATTAAATACTACATCATCCGTTGTAGCTGGCACAGCAGAGGCGGCATTAGCTGGACTATTGCCAGAGTTATAACTCCAATGAGAAGAATATTGTGACCAGTTTCCTGTACCGCCAAACCAATAAAAAGTTGAATTATGCAAGGTAATTCCATCAGCAATAAAGCTATGGTCGCCACTAATTGTCATTTTCCAAAAAATACCTTCTTCGTCATCAAATGATTCAATCGACTCAACCACAATGTCTTCATCACTATCTGAATAAAGCACATCACCAACCACCAAATCTTCAGCGTGCTTACAAACTAAATTAGCCCAAACATTTTGAGTTGAATAAAAAGTGTATTGCCCGTTAACTGTGTAATACTTTTTATTAATGTGGACTTCATTACCTTCTTCATCTGTATAATCAGGAAATGCTTTATGAGGCATCATTTTTTCAATGTCCTTGATAGTATTATATTTTTCTTCACCAGTGACTAAATCGTAATACAAGACTTCCTCGCCAATCGAGCAGTCTTGTATATCTTTATATCCTTGTCTAGTTAATATTTGCATCTTTTAATGAATAACTTTTTCTTTTTGAACGTTGCTACCGTCCTTTCGGTTGGCTTGCCATCCTAGGTGATATTCAACGTGGTGACTTATCTCTTTGCCGGTATTCACGTTGCTGGTATGGAAATGTCTTCTAAAATAAATAATTCTAAAATTGGTCAAACCTTCTTCGACTTCTTCTTCGATCTTTTTTTCATTTTCTTCAAAGTGACCATCAGTCAAATCGACTAATAATTTATAGCCGTTTTTTTCTAACCAAAATTTTTCAATTGGTAAATCCTTCACATCAAAAAAAGCAGACTTCTCGGGATTAGTCCTGGAAATATCTGCCTTTGTTTGATGATAAAATTTATTATTTTCGTACTGACAACCGAATAAATATTTTAATTCAAACGGTTTATCGTTAAATATAACTGCCATTGTATTGAAGTTAATTAATAAAATTTTATCTTTAAATTATTCAATAGTTTCTTCTTCGACTGGAGTTTCCTCCGGTGTTACGCCGTCATCAAAGACAGCCAATTCTTCTTCTTTTTCTTCATCTGTCAAAATTGGTGTTCGGTCAATTTCTCGATCGTTTGCCAATTTATGTTCGGCCAAAAATTCACTCATACCTTCGACAGTTGTGCCGTATGGTACTTTGATGAAATGACCGCAAACGCTACAAGTCAAAGTAATGTCCTTGTCAGTCCCTTCGATTGTCAAGTTGTGAACTTTGTCTTCGTTGCATTCTGTACAGAAAGCTAATTTAGTAGCCATATTTTTTTGTTAACTAAGTTAATAAAATATTTGGATTAGTTCTCGTCATACTGAAGCGTTGCGGTCATTATTGCTGTATCACCGGCCGATGCTGACACGGTGGTCTGCAATTGGGTGATCAAGTATTGAGTATAACCTGCGGCACTCAATGTGGCGGCGTGTGTGGCACTCTCTGGACCGGCTGTAGCAAATTCCACAGCTAAGCCTGAGCCAATAGCTACGATGCTTGTAAAGTCAGTGGTCAAAGCTGCATTAGCACTTGTGGCCGGGGTAGCATAGGTTGAGCTGACCGTGCCTTTCAAAGTCAAGCCTGTGCCTAATGTGCCGGCCGTATGAGCAGAATATTTACCATTTAAAATCTGGTTAAATGTACCGGTAAATTTACCGAATTGGTATTTGGAATAACTGTTATTCCCGGCTGTAATTGGATAAGACGAATACAAAGCTGTAGCATCGTCAATATTTTTCCAATTATATTGTGTAACGGCTGTCGCTCTAGTTGTGCCTTTTAATGGGGAACCAGTTTGCGCACCGTTGTCCTCGTTGTATTCAAATGTGGCAGACATAAATTTATATTAGATTGATTAATGTATTAATCAGCAAATCCTAGAAAAAAAGCCGATAAATAACCGGCTTTTTATTATAAATAATAGCCGGGGTGACTATTGACTATTTAACCATAGCAGTAACTGCGTATGTAAATACTCCGCTAGTTGAGCATACTCCGCGATAACGCAAGCGGTCGCCAATACCAAATTGTCTAGTTGCACCTGCTGCCGCATCGCTTGTGACGTCGGCTACAGCGGTCGCTCCTGGGTTATCTGACTTCAATGCCATTACCTGCTTTTTAGCTCCACCATTGCCCAGAATTTGGGCAAAATGGCCTATGTTAATCCAAGTATTGCCACCGTCCGGGCTGGTATCGATATAAACGTCAAGTGTATCGCCCACAGCGGTGGCTGCTTCTAATACATTCAACATGACCAATGCCTCTCGGTAAATAATACGCGATCCGCCTTGATCATCATATCTAACACCTGCTCCAGTAACCGTTCCAACGCTTTGTTCCTCCGAAGCCCTTAATGTTAAGATTTGAGTTTTCATAATTATAATTCATCAGCATCAGTCTTGACATTTTTTTTGGTTGTCGTGACTTCTGATTTAATTTCCGGCTTAACCTCTAAGCCAATTTTTTCAGGCTCAACGCCTTTTACCGAACGCGAAATATTTGTCTTTTCAATCGCGTCCAATTCAATAAGCTGTCTTACGTTATGCTTATCGTTAATCTCTACCGTGTCGCCGATGTTATAATCGACTCCATCATGTCGAAGATTTTTTCTAACCAAAAAATTTGTCATAGGTTTGATGTTAATTTTATTATTCACTTAGTTGGTATTCAACAAATAATGTTGCTTTACCAAGCACTAAGACTTCAGTAGAAACGACAGCCTTGAGTTCACGCTCTGCTGTCAATGCAATCATGGTTGCTGCGGTGCCGACAGGAATGGCGGCTTTAATACCTAGTGTGCCAAGAGTTGCATCACTGACAGCAACGGCTGCTTTTAGATCGCCTGCTGCCTCAGATTGAAATGCAATGCCGGCAGTGCTGTTAGCAGATGTGAAGGCAGTATGGACGTGATACCAAGCATTTGTAATGACGGCCTTGATTGGCAAATAAACTCCTAAGCCATGAGTGGCTACGGTTTTATTTGAAACGCCAGAGCTGTCAAGTGCTGCGGTATCGAATGTTGCTACGGCCAATTTAGGCGTAGTTAAACCATCAATCTTAGTAATGGTTCCTCTTTGAATTCGATAATCAAGAGCGTTCACTCTTTGTTTTATTCTATATGTATATTTTGCCATATTGTTGCGTGCGCCGGCTGGCCATTATGAGTGGCCAGCCGGGTAAAATGCAATTAAATTAAAGTTAAGCAATTGCTGCAAGTAAGGCATAGACGGCTGTTGCGGCTACGACTTTTTGCACGTAATTGTCATGAACACGGATATAACGTGCCTCGGCATCCAAATCATCCCACTTCTTCACTTCACGTGTTTGGTAAGAGAATGTATAACCGAATGTAGGAGCTTTCAAACGAGAACCTTCATTGATGTAACAAACCCAGGCGTTGTTACCCCAGATGAAATCTAAGGCATCTGTCTGGCCTTCTTTAGCAGTGTTATACAAAGCGCCAGCAATGACAACATTCTTCAAGCTGAAGACACGAGCTAATTCAGGAGCGCCGACTGCACCACCAGTGATGGTGTATTTGATGCGGTCGACAATATCTGGATGGTCAATCAATTTGTCGAATACCGGTTGGCTTAAAACCAAGGTATTTGGACGTCTGCCGATTCCCTTTTGGACTGTCTTGATAGCCAAACGAATGTCAGCGATTGGGTCAGAGTTGGAATAGTCGGACCATTGGGAGGTGCCTGACAATGTCTTATATTGAGTGATGACGGCTGTATCTACCATGGTTGTAGCCAAGGCGATTTCTTTGTCAATCATCAATTGGTCGGTGACACTTTCAGTGGCATCCATTTCAGGACTCAAAGCGCTGTCGGCTTGGTCGATGACTTCGAATGGCACCTTTTCTTTCAAGGCATGGTCTTCAGCGTAGAAAGTGGCGGTGGTCAAGCCGTATTCTGTTTCGTTGGATTGAGATCCAGGAGCGCGCCTGGTCGCGTTGCGGCGGAAGTCAGCTTTATCATAAACGTAGTATGTACCTTGTTGTTTTTTGACAGGGAAAACTGGCATTAAAACTTCGGAAACATACGATTCGTTTGAGTATTTGACTGACAGGTCTGATAAGACCGGATCCACCACTACATCACGAATTGCAAACATAATTGTAAGTTAAATTAATTAATGAATTAATAGTCATTGGACTATTAAATAGATAGGGTGGACAAGGCCAATAAGACTTCGATTAAGTCATTTTGAGCAGTCGCAGTTTCTAATGCACGGCCGATAATGTTGGCTTTATCAGTTGTTGTAGTGACACCTTGGCCAGCAGCAGTGGCAGTGACGAAAGCACCGAGAGTGATGCCTGTGCTTGCTTGGACTTTAGTGGTTCCAAGAAAGCGGACAATCGCAGCTTCACCAGCTTTTGGTTTGTTCTGAAGTACGCCGATGATATTGTCAGTAGCCAGGGTAGCAATGGCAGCTTTGCCATTGGTATCAAGTTTCACGATGCAATATTTTGACGAACTCAAGTCCGCAGCCGCGATAAATGTCTTTTCAAAATCTTTGATTGATTGTGACATAAATGCAGATTAAAATTTGTTAATAAAATCCATTATTCAGCTTTTAAAGACTGATCATGGTTGTCGGTCAAAGACGGATTTTCGCGCAAGACTTGTCTCACAGCATCGCTATACTTCATTTTGACACCATTAGTGTTAGCCTCACTCATTTTCTTATCCGCTAAGTCTTTGATGTTGCCGGCGACTACATTTTTGTCCTCGCTGGACTGGCCACCGCCCACTTCTTCAAAACGCATCTTTGTGACGTCAGTTTCGATTGATTGGACAATTTCAGCGAAAGCCTTGCGCTGGTTCTCAGTCAAGCCTTTCATGAAACTAAATACTTTGTCGGTATTTTTCGGTAAAATTTTACCGGTTTTATTATTCTCACTAAAAATCAAAGCGTTTGATTCGGCTTTAATTTTTTGCTCTGATAATTCAGCAAATGCTTTAGCGCCTTCATCAGCTTTTAATTTCAAAGCCTGAAGTTCGCTGGCAGAAATCTTGACCATGCCGGCGTTTGTTTCTGACATGTCTTTTTTTTCTCCTTCGTCTTCCTCCGGTTCTGATGCTTTTTTGGCACCATCATCCTCTGGCTCGGATGCTTTTTTGTCTTCTTCTTTTTTTTCAGCACCGCCCATCTTAGCCTTCATGTCTTTGAGTAATGATTTATCATCCTCGCTCATGGTCTCAGCATCATCCTCGCTCATTTTATCACATTGTTCTTTCAAAAAGCTCTTGTCATCCTCAGACAATTCTTCAGCTTTTTTCTTCATGATGTCTTCTAATTTTTTTGACATATTTTTGTCGCTAAATTGTTTAATGATTGCCGGCTCGCTAAATACCACGGCCGTCAATTCTTTGAAATAAGGTTTATTGGTCAACGCTCCGCCAACCAAGACGTGTTCTTTGATCTCTTGAGTCTCCGGGTCTTCGTAGACCTCATAAAATTCAGGGCTAAAAAATTTGAACTCTTTTTGAGTTAACGCGGTTTTTCCACGTTGGTTCCAATCTACGTTGGCCCACAAACCGTCTGCCTCTGCTGTCAATTCCGTGAACCAACCGACAGCCGGTTGCTCATGGATGCCGTCCTCATGACCTTCAGTGATTGGCACGCCCTTGCGGATGCCGTCATTGAAGTTTTGGACGAATTGAGCAATGTCCGATGCCGTTATCACCATTGGTCCGTATATTGGGTGGTCCCAAGCTCCGGTTGGTATAACATGAATTTTCTTTGGCACGTCTCCGGCCTCAGAAAATCTAATCGGGAAACAAATTTTATATGACGCCTTCTTTTTGTCGGTGTCATTGGTTTTTTTCTCGCTCATAACCGTATGGTATATTTATAATAAATTAATTATAACACTTTTGCTAATGGCTGACAAAGTTATCCACAGTTTTTACTTGTTTAAATACTCTTCAGCATCGCCTCCTGGCTTAACAATTAGCTCGTCCGGTTGCTTGATGTCATTGACCTTTCCGCCGTGAGCGTTGCGTAAACTGTCCGGTAT